ATCCTGAAGCAGCGGTGTTTCTCTTTGGTGTATAACTAACCAGGTTAGCCAGGCGCACTACAGAATCTCTTCTTTCTGCGGTGTCTAAATAATTTTCTCGTGCGTTTAAATCATTTCTAAAGGCCAAACTTTGACCCATAAACGCTATAACGTCAAGCAATGCAATAAATTCTGAACTTTCAATATAGTCGTTGAAAGTTTCAGGGTAATACAAGCGTAGATAATCTACAAAACTTTTACGCAGTGTTTCAAAGTCGTAGCTCTGAAAGTCTGCTTCTCGGTAAGTTTGGTAGATTCTTTTCCAATCCTCTACCCCAAATATTGCTGTTTGTCTAGTAGTCTTAGCCATAATAGTCCATTATTTGTTTATTTATGGACAATAAAAACGGCGTAGTTAAACGTAGCTGGCTGTTCTTGAGTTTTGATCAAAAAATATACTAAGTCTTTCCGCATCAGTGCTGGGAGTTAGTATCAATTCAACTTGTAACAAAATTCCATTTTGTTGCGGGAAGATTTCAATATTATTGATTTGAATTCTTGGGTCCCCGCCTGCTACTCGCTGAAGTTCATTGGTTATAGCTGTGTCAGTTTCATTTGTTTGACTGTCAAACAAATTATCCCATAGTATTGTTCCCACCTGGGGTCTTCCGGGAACTTGACCTTGTCTAATATTCAGTGCATTTAAAAAATCTCGTTTGATCAGCGCAGAGTCAGTCAGTGTAAATTTTTTATACTGATTTTGTGTATTAAATCCAATGAATGTAGTCATCTAGTATTTAACCTTGATTGTTTCCCGGGGCCAATCGGAACGTGCTATCATCTTTGGCAAGGTCCGATACTATTACAGGAACACGTATAATTGATCCATCAGGCTGTAGAACGTTTTCGTAAGCAACAACGTCTATACCTAGCTGTTGTTTTGCTTGTGCAATGGCAGGATCTATGATAACAACTTCTGTGTCGGTATACTGTGGCACTGGGACTTTGGGATCTCCAATGCTCTCTGCAACTGCTTGATCTATTACATTTCTGTCCACTGTATCCACTGCTGAAGTGGCACTCAATGCTAATTCATTTGAAATTTCTTGGGTATCAACAAAATTTATTGCATACTGCCCCTGGCGTGCAGCAATTTGTAAATCAGCAACTTCGCTAGGAGGGGCAAATCCATCAACCCATTGAACTACGTTTTCAACACCGTATTGAGTTGCCGGTTGTAAAAATGTTGCAACGTATACAGGATCTTCGTTGCCTTGCAGCACTCCTGAATCTGTTAATCCTGCAAATGCGGCCACTGCCAAGCCAATTTGAATGACATTTTGCAAAGCTCCAGAATTGAGATAGGTTGTGAGTCCGTCGATACCCAAAAGCCCTGTCCACGATGATTCAGATTTCAAAATTGATTCCACAGAAACACCATTGTCAATCAATGACAACACACTAGATTTTAAAACTCCAGCTGAAATCAATGCCTCTGGACTTTGCCCATACATGCCAATGCCTTGAGTTCCCAACTCAGTTCCGGTATACACAGGAATGTTGTCTTTGTTTAACTCGAATCCTGGCATTAGATTTCCATCGTCGTCGTATGCAGGATATTTCAAAGCATGATCAGTGGCAGTCTGTGCAGTCATTGCTGTGACTTGAGTTTGTGACAGTGGTCCCACTGTCACTGGAGAAGTGGGTTCTGTTGCAATAGCTTGGGCTGTTACCCCGCGTTGCACTGGCAATGTAGAAGTTTTTTCATAAACTTTTCCAGCTGAACTATTGGGATCCACCGGGTCTTCAATCACAGGATTTAAATCTGTTTTGACATTAACTCCTTGATTGTGGTATGGATAAGGTTCGTGAGTAGGAGCTCGGGTAACAATTGTGTCCAATGCATTTTGTTTCACAACCCAGCCTTGACCATTTACATATTCTGTGTCAGCTAGTTTAAATTCTGGCAATGCAGCAACCGAAGACACTGGTAGGGTTGCGGCGCCATTGAGATTTATCGGTGTTCCTTTGAAATTCAATGAAGTGTCTGATCTCCAAGATCCAGTTTTACTTTGTAAGGCAAGCGAGCCATCGCTGCGTATTCCCACTTGAGTTTTACTTGAGATCAAAGTTTGTTTTTCTGAAGAGGCAATTAAGTTTTCTGAACTTTCTATAAACGTATCGGATTTACTTTTTAATTTAATATTTTTTCCAGAATACATGTTAATGCCTTTGTCAGCATGAAAATTCAATACACCTTCGGTTCTTAAATTGATACTGTTGGTTGAATACACATCCACAGTGCCTTGTTTACCTAGTTCTATCCAGGTTTGACCATTGGCATGTGTGATGTAAAATGTATCACCATCGTCGCTCATGGTAATTTGATGACCTTTGGCTGTGCGGATACGAATCAGTGTGTCATTGCCGTCAATATCACCATCATCCATAACAAAGGTATGACCGCCTTGACGGCCAATCACAGCAATGTCTTGAAGTTTTACTTGGCCTTTTTCAATTGCACTTCGCAAAGTTTTATCGCTGTAGCCGCCTTGGTAGATTGGTTTACCTGGAGTAGAAATACCGTAGCAATTGCTGGGGCTTTCTCTTTGCGAGCTACTGCGGATGGGACCGCGTATGGGATCTTTGTCCAGTCCTTGCTGAAATAATATACCTTCAACTACACTCTGCACGGGCTTCTTTTGATCAAAGAATCTGGGATTCTCAATAAATTTTGGATCGATATCGTTGATTTCAGTGACTGGTGCTTGTGCGACACCATTCAGCAGTTGTTGCTGAGCAGAGTTATTTGCTTGATAATTGGAACTAGCACCAATGGCTGGAATCATATGATTCATTCCATCTTCGGGAATACAACCTATGTAATATCCGCCTACACTGGGATCTCCGGCTACAAAGAAACACAGAACTCTGGTTCCAAGATCCGGAGGAGTAAACCACATACCATAACTGTTTCTGTTACCTGGGTATGCCCCGGCTCCAGAATTTCCCGACTGTGCAGTAGCTCCGTAAAATGGCGGGCAGTATCTCACTGTGCGCCATGTTGTTTCGTCAGTTAGGTTCGGAGACCCGTCTGTGTTGGTTGCACCAAACTGTTCAATCCACACTTGTAAACGACCTTGGCGAGTGTTGTCAACGTTGTTGACTACTATACCAATGTAAGGCCCCATTTCTGCAGGAATACCACCTCTATCAAAACGATATTCTTGTGGACGGCCGGTGCTTCTTTGTAAATTCTCTGCCATATAAAATCTCTATCAAGGTTCTCTGTTAATTACCTGTGATGGGTTGGGATTGGGTAATAAGGTAACAGGATTAACACTACCTGGTGCGGGGGCTGTTCCAGACAACGGCAACGGTGCCCGCTGTGGGATTGGTGCAGGTTGTAAGTTCGGACTTAGAGGTCGCGGACCGACATTTAATAAGGGTCGTTGTGCTGGATCCAATGCCGGGACCTTAACTGGGAATGATTGGTTTCCAATCTGAACCGTCGGAGGACCCACCGGTGGTCCGTTAACTGCTGCCGCTGCTTGTCGACTTGCAGTGGGTATGTTTTGCGGTGGTGGTCGACCAACATCTGGAGTATTAGTTGGATAGTAAATCATCAATGACCCTTTGAGATCTTGAGTAAATTTGCCCTTGACAAAATGACTTCTAACTTCTTTGGCTATGTAGATTCTGCTTTCCTGTGTTCCGCCATAAGTGGGACGAGTTGTCTGTGCTTCCTGAGACAATAAACTGTTTGTTTGTCCACGTGCGGGCTCGATCAACCCTGTGGCAAGATTGTAGTCAGCTGGGGCATTGTATCCAATTTCAAACAGCACTTGTTGGCTATCAAAGTTAATGGTGCCGTCGGGTAAAAATGCTTCAAATGCATAAGGTGCGCCCTTGGGTATGCCATTGAATGCTTCGCCTTGTTGTAACCAAGCAGGATCTCCCACGATAGTGACATTGGCTTCTTTGAGATCACTGGGACTATACAATTGATCTGCTGCATTGGCTGCTGGTTCCAGGGTTCTCCTGTCGGCACCTTGAGTGCTTTGGCCACTGGCTGTTTGTGGTTGATACTGTAGCAGTTCGCTGACATTGTTAGTCAGACTGTTGACACTGCTGGTAGCATTGCCGAGATTTCCGCCGGTTAACACAATGTAATACAGTGCATTAAGTGACTCTTCATAACTTATGACCTGAGTATTTTCTCCTGTGAACCAATACCTATATTGCTTATGGACACCGTTGAATGTAGGTGCTTTGAAGTAAGGACTGTTGAGTTGAGAGATTTTATAAGGCGCTATAATGTATTTTATTTTGTAAGCATAACCATTGCGTTTCTCATCATACTGGTCCATTTTGGCCTGGGCCTGAAAACTGATCTTATACCAAGCCGTATTTTTAATATTGATTCCTGTGGTTTTTGATTCGTCAGTTTTTTCGTTGACCACTACAGTCTGTTGTTCTTTGATATAACTGCTGTTGCGGACCAGCTGATCAAGGAACTGAACAATTTGCATACCAGCAGTAGCAGCTTCAACTCTGCTTTTGGGATCCATGCTTTGTTTTGATCCCAGCTTTTGGTCAGCAGCAGTTCCTGGCTTAGCCATTGAAGTTGCTCCAATATTCAGTCCAGTGTTGAGAACTGTGGCGCTGGCCAAGGTATCCAATGCAAATTCTATTTCATATTCGTCGGGAAATTGCACTCTACCCTCTTTTACAAGTTTTTGCTGGTATTCATTCATTGCTGCCATTAGCCCAGTTCTTACTGTTTGTTTGTTTGACTGTGCGGCATTGGCCTTGGCAGGTGCTGTGAGATCTAGTCTTCGTGAATCTGTGGCAGCGGCAGCGGCTCGGGCATCAGCGGCAGCAGCGGCCGATGACCCTGTGACATAGGTAGCAGGTCCTGCCAAGAGGTCTTTAAGTGATTGGCCACTGAGTTCAATATTGTAGGGTATCGATCCACGAACTTGGCTGGCGTTGATGGCATAAGGTGGCGCCTTGGCTTCAATTTCATATTCCACTGCTTTGTTAGCAACTCTGAAATTGACTTTGGATATGATTAACGGATACCATTTTTCAACAAATGCATTGGGGTCACTGGTTAAATTAGGAGCAGCTACACCGCCGCGCACCAAGTTGCCTTGATCATCATAGCCATAGAATCGTATGACCAGCAAATATATCTGACTGGTAAAATTTCGTTTGGCATTTTGTCTGCCGCCCAAGAACTGTTGCACTGCTGCGTCAAGATTGCGAATAAACGAAATACCATTGGGTTCAATTACGGTCATTTTGACTTCTGACACATTGTGTGCTAGTTTGACTGCTTTGCCGGCAATAAAACTCTTGAGTTCAATGTTATCAATATAATAATCAAGTCCAAAATAATCATTGCGTGTTTTAGCGTCGGCGCCGCCAGACTGCACCAGCAGTTTTGCATTGGATAGATTTTTGTTGCCGGTGCTGACCATGTCAGTGTAACTTTCCTTGGTCATCAGATACAGCGAAGCCTGATAGGTGTAGCTGGCATACTGATCCAAGATGTTTGGCTGTGGCACCAATTGTTTTGTAAAATTCACTGAATTAAGTTCGGTCACTGTGGCATTGGTATTGCCCACGGGTCGATCTGCTGTTATAACAATCTCACCAACATCTGTAACATTTCCTCTATCGTCGCCGGCAGCACCAACTCCCGGTTGTCCCCCGGGTCCAGGAGGACCGTTGACGAGAGTGGGACCGGTGCTGGTTTGACTGCTGCCAGGGGCAGTGCCTTGAGTTTCTGTTAGTGGCCGTGTGACTTGAGATGTGCCCGTAGCGTCATCGGGTGTGTTTCTTGAAATTTCAAGAACGCGAACTTTTTGGCCTTGTTCGTTTGTGTAATATGGTAGACTTTCTACTGAATCTGGTCTATCAGGATTTCCCGGAGACAAGATTCTTTGATTGGGCGGTTGGGGAGAACTAGTATTAGAATAATCAACTTTGGCCTGTTGCTCTTCTCTAACTATATCTCCTGAACTATTAGAACCTCTTAGCACATCAACCTGAGAATACAGAACCTGTATTTGTTGACTCAAAGAATCTATTTGTGGTTTAACAGCTAAATTTCCAGCAATGTATTTTGCTTCTAGAGCATTTCTTTCAGCAGTTAATCGCTGAATTTCAACGTTGAGCTGTGCTAGACTAGACATTTAGAATCCCAAGACCTCTTTGAGAGTGCTGATTTTAGGCAGATAGATAGTTGTGCCTGTTTTAAAATCCAGAGGCGGGGCTTGTAATGTGTTTGGATTTCGTTGATAGAATACCCACCAGAGAGTAGAAGTTTCATAAAGATCAAATGCCAGTAGGTCAGGTCTGTATTGATAAGTTTCTGTTATTACCCAGGCCAAGTCGTCAGTTAATTTAGGAATAGGTCTATTGACCATGACATCCAGAAAAAACTGACTGTATGTTGTATTAAAATATGCACTGGTTGAATCATAATTGGCCATTACCAGTATCCGCCTTTCAGTAAGTTGCCAGCCGCAAATGTTTTGACACTGAAGTTTTTGCTTATTTGTTGTCTACTTTGTATTGGCAATAGTGTGATAGATATTTCCATTTTTGTAGGAACGTAGGTTGGTGACCCAACTGGCAAGTTGTTGGAAATGTTGGGTCTAAAATCCAATGCACCAGGCAACAGATTACTGTTTAACAAACGATTCACTGTGTAGGACAAAGGATTGTTGGCAATAGGGTTTCTGATTCTGTTGCCTAATAAACTTGTGTTAACATCCAGTGCATTTTGAGCACGTATGTAATCTACGTCAGGAGGTAAAGTGTAATTGAATTGACTTATCACACTGGGGTGTTCATTAAATTGGTAATCGCCATACCCACTTAGGTATACCAAAGGTGGTGGTGCTCCAACCTGTTGACCTTTGCCGTAGAACATTTTTGTAGCACTGCGAAAGAAATGGATCACTGCCAACAAATAGTTGGCTTCGTTGGTATCCTGTGCAGTAAACTGAGCTCTAATATTCACAGCGTCTACATAACTGCCCTTGTAAAAATATCCTCGATAATTTGAATGAGTTAGGTCATAGGCTTCGTAGTTGGCTTTGTAAGCAGTATCAATGGCCGGGGTGTATGGAAAAATCACTCCGTCTGTTTTGGCCAATGGTGCCATTATGCCTGGGCCGCTGGCAGGATCAAGTGGATTCGGCGGTGCGTTATACAAATAAGTGCTGTTGGGAGCCAGGCGTAATCTCACACGCCAGTCGCTGCTTTGAGCTTTGTTATTTTTGACTGCCCTGGCCGATTGCTGTGCTCTGGCCTCGGCTACTAAGTTTCTTGCCGATGATCCTTCAGATAACGGCCCGGGGTCTAGAAACAAATCTAAAGCTGTTGCGGTTGCTGTTCCAAGATTTACACCAGCAGGTGTTGAGTTTAATGTTACGCCGTTGGTGATGTTCAAGTCTTGTTCAGCAAGAATTGCCTGTTGTTCGGTGAGGCCTGTCTGAACGGTTCTACTGTTTGTATTATCAAACACACTCCATGTGCCTGTTTCAGGGTCATATGCAGAAGTAAATTGCCCCGATGGGTTGGCAACAGAAGGGTCTGAACTATTAGTATTAATTGCCATACTGATGTTTCTTTTCTAGGAATGCTAAATCTGTGTTTGTTACAAAATAAGAACAATAACTGTTAGTTAATTCGACAATTCCAATTTGTTGTTTGGCTCGTGAGGCCAAGTGATTGCAGAACTCCACTTGTTTAATATTGGTATGTTCATTGATTTGAAAGTCATTCTGCATAATCTTATTTACCCAAATAATTATAGGCTCAGTTTATCTACCACTTGACAAGTCATACTTTTGTGCTATAATAAGTAATCTATTAGGAGATTCCCCACTGTGTCTAACACCGTAACAAGAACACCTGCCAAGGTGAACTACCTCAACAATCGCGACATTTTAAAAGAAATTCATTTAAGCAAGAACACATATTGCTGGTATGCTGACCGTGTAAACGATCACCAATACGATATTATTTTGCCCAGTTTGGCCAAAATAAATCAAAGAACCATTGCCGAAGCACGCCGCAATCGTGCTGATCGTATCAAACGAGAAACCGGCGAAATTGTCAATGACAAAAAGATCGCTCATACAGATCTTGTGTTCAGAATAACATGCTGGGACCATATTCCTCTTGCACCAAAGAAGGTTCCCAAGACACAAGCCAAAAAGAAAAAAATCGAAGATATCTTAGAATTTGACGATCCAGTGGAAGTTGACGACGGACTAGATGATGTCATAGCCGATATTCCGCAAGATACCACTAAAATGCGTCTTAATTTCCCCCCGTTTGAACATTATCGATTAGACGATGAGAAGAATCCACAGCTAGTTGGCCGTAGCCACTGGAAGGGCGATTTACAAAACGGAGAGTTTTCCAAAGACCATGGCAACATGACCAAGAAACTGGCTCTAATGTTTATGAAACTGTGCGAGCGCTATGCCACAAGATCAAATTGGCGTGGCTACACCTACAACGAGGAAATGCGTGGACAAGCTCTTTTACAACTTAGTCAGATTGGCTTACAATTTGATGAGTCGAAATCTCAGAACCCCTTTGCGTATTACACTGCTGCGATCACTAATAGTTTTACACGGATTCTTAATATTGAGAAAAAGATGCAAAACATCAGAGATGACATCTTGGAAATCAACGGACTAAATCCAAGTTGGACACGACAAAACTCTGGCAACGGTGGTTCTGGCGGAAGCTATATGTCCGGACCGGTTGTATCTACATACAGCGAATAGTATAATAGGTAGATGAGTAATCTATTTAAAAAAGCCGCAATCTTCACTGACATTCACTTTGGACTAAAGTCAAACTCAGTTCTTCACAACGAAGACTGTTTGGCTTTTGTCCGGTGGGCCACTGCCAAAGCAAAGTCGGAAGGTTGCGAAACCTGTTTGTTTTTGGGCGATTGGCACAACAACCGATCTACCTTAAACATTGTTACGCTAAACTACAGCCTTAAAGCACTGGAGCATTTGAATGACAATTTTGAGCGTGTGTTTTTTATTCCTGGTAATCACGACCTTTATTATCGCGACAAGCGTGATATTCAAAGTGTGGAGTGGGCAAAACATTTACCGAATATTGAAATTTGTAATGATTGGTTTAGTGATGGCAATGTTGTCATTGCTCCTTGGCTTGTAGGCGATGATCATCGACGATTGTCTAAACTAACAGGCAAATATCTGTTTGGGCACTTCGAATTGCCCGGTTATTTGATGAACGCAATGGTGGAGATGCCAGATCATGGAGAAATACAACGAGAACATTTATCTGGATTTGAGCACGTTTTCACCGGACACTTCCACAAGCGTCAGACTAAGAAAAATATTACCTACATCGGTAATGCGTTCCCTCACAATTATGCAGATGCTGGTGACGACGAACGAGGCCTTACTATACTGGAGTGGGGAGGAGAGACTGAGTTTCATGCTTGGCCTGATCAACCGACCTACCGTGTATACGGTTTGGCTAATCTTATCGATAACGCTGAGCGACTTCTTCAACCCAAGATGCATGTCCGTGTCAATTTAGACATCGAGATAAGCTACGAAGAAGCCAACTTCATCAAAGAAACTTTCATCAAGAATTATCAACTACGTGAGATGGCGTTGATTCCAAACAAGGCCACAGGTGTAGACGAAGACATGGCACCCGGTGATGTTAAGTTTGAATCTGTAGATCAAATTGTCACTGATCAGCTTACCAATATTGAATCGGAATTCTACGATAACAAACTGTTGCTGAAGATTTATCAAAATTTATGATATCTATGTGGTATACAGGATGACAAAAAAGATCTATAGCATATTCCCTATTCAACAGGACCCAGCATGTTTGCTCAAATGGGGCTGGAGTAATATTTTTTTCAACAGTGGGACCACTGCGTCGTGTCATAGAACTAAAAAATACAAAATTGATCCAGATAATTTTGATCAGTTTCATAATATCAAAGAAAAAATTGTTGCCAGAGAATCCATGCTCAACGG